GACCACCTGTTTCTTTTTTTGGTTTACATCTATTATCTAAAAAATCTTCATCGGTTGACGAAAATATTGAACCCATAAAAATAGCATGAGGTTTAATATCGATTCCAAAATCACGTAAATCAAAATCCGCTCTTGTAATACCAATGTTACATATTTCATTTTCACCCCAAAATGATGTGACTTCAATATCTTGTCTGATGTTTACAATTTGTGGTAAAGAACTTAAATCTGAAGATGATTTGAATTGGTCTCCATTAAATTGTTCCGGAGTTGCAAGTCCTGACCTAATTAAATCGGCAGGTCTCAAAGAAAAACAACCAATGTTTGATAAATCTAAATCTAAAACTAAAGACTGTATACCAAGCGGTGCTCCAACAATCATAAAGTCTCCACTTTCGTTTGTTTTTACAGTGTACTTATAATACTTCTCATAAACCTCTAAAACTTCAGTTCTTGTTAAAACATCATTTCTATCAGGAAAAGTACCAGTAGGGACGTGTCCATCATATTCTTTAACGTAAGGTAATAGATTGTATCTATAACCATCTTCGTTTTTTTGGTCAACATTTTTATAAGGGTATAAAGTAGATATTACAGGGTCGTTCTCATCAACAGCATCAAGAGGCACAAAAATTGAAATGTTAGCGTTTGGTACACCATACCCTCCATTAACAATCACACGACCTGTGACCACACCATAGTCCGCACAAAACCTTGTATAAACATCTTCTTGTCTTAATTTTAAGGATAAGATTTCCAAAAAGTCAAAATCTTGATTGATGTTGACTCTTATGTTTTTATCCGTTCCGGGTGCCGTTCGTATCCTATAGCTTTTGGTCATTCGTCTTTTAGAAATAAATAGTTATTTTGCCCATTTTAAAAAAAATAGGTTAGACCTTCAGGAAATAAATAATCTTATGAGAAATCTACAGTAGATAGATTTTTTACAAATACCTTAATGTCTTTATTATCGAACCTTATTTGATAAACTTGTGTCGGTTCAGCATAGATTGTATCATCTATAAGTTGTATCTGTCTTGTTGCTTTATTTACATATCTCTGTGAAGTTTCGGAAGTAGAATAAAGTCCTCCCACTAAGTTGAAAACTTTCAAATCACTGAGTGTGAGTACACCGGCAGTATTTTGTATTAATCTTCTAACATCAGATACGTTAACATTTTCACCTAAATCTCTATTTTCAGGTGCCATATAATTTGAAATTTGATTGATGACTTCTGTGATTACTTGTCCACGATTGACGTTTGATTCTAATACAATATAAATTTCAAAAGATAAATCAATTACTTTAGCAACATCTATTGAAATGTAGTCATTTATCATACGATACTTAGAAAGGTATGTTGCTAAATTACTTTTCAAAACATTTGATACGGTTTGAGTCAACTTACCGTTTTGGTCATATGATAAAATCTGAATAGTAATTTTATTGTTGTTTTCAGTGATAGCAACTTTAGCTGGTGCTCCAAATTTACCAGGCATCGTATCAATTAAAGATTTGTAATCATTTACTGTTACGGCCCTTTTTTGTGCGGCAAAGTTAAATGCTACCATATTTCTAACTTCTTCCGTTGAAGGTGGGTTCGCTCCCCCAATAGCTGCGGTTACATTAGTTATTGTTAGTGAATTTACAACATTTGAGTTAATTGTGTCTGATGGACCTGTTACTGCAAAATCTATAGTTCCTATTTGATTGATGACCCCTACACCAACATTTGATGCTAATCCACCACCTGTTCTATACTGAACAAATATGGTTGTATTTGGTTGAACCGTTAATCCTAAACCAATATTATTTTGGTAATTAGCTAAGTCTAAGTTTATACCATTTTTAGCAAAGTTTGCCAACTGAACATTTGGTGTTGTTGTACCCGCACCAAACTGAACTTTCATAAATCCTTCAGGTGTGTATTCTGTAATAAATCTATTATCTGTTTTGATATATTTTCCTACTTTATTTCCCGCTTGGTCAGTAGGTTTAGTCGGGTCTTCAATAAAAACCGTATCTTCCGCTAACGCATCCACTTCATACCATTTGTTTGTTGAAGTAACGAATTCGGTATAGTTTGGTACATTAGGGTAATTTGTACCATCTTTTTGTATTATTGCGTTTACCCCTAAAACATTTCTTTCAGGTAAAAAGAAATTAAAGAAGGGAACGACATCAGATGGATTAATAACTCTTTTGAAAACTTTTGTAGTGCCGTTAACAACAACTTCTCTTTTAGTAATCACATAGTTAATAATTTTGTTGTTGTTATCGAAAGTTGGTACTTTGGTTCTGTTCACAAAACCCTCTTGATTGTACTGTGTTGAAAAATCAATATCATAAACGGTCTCAAAACTTGTTCCTCCTCCATTAAACTGTGAACCTGCTCTCAGTACACCTAAATACCTAAAATCCTCGGCATCACCTAGTGGTGGTACGGTGATTGAGACATCAACCACAGCAACTGATGGCCTATAACCAGGTATTTTCAAACCATAAGTTCTTGCAATGTTGTAAATAGATGATTTTTGTTGAGCGTATTGTAGAACAGTTTCTTGTATGCTTCTATCAATATGATAATGTAAGTTATCTGCCACTGCAGCATTCAAGTCCATTAAAACGGAAAATACAGATGCATCATTAAAGTTTTGAATTAGTTCAGGGTAGTACTGTTTTGTATAGTTAATCAGTCCATCTCTTAGTGATTCAAAATCCCTATCGGTATAATTTATTTTATTATTTGCCATCTTAAATGTTTATTATTACAAATTGTCTACTTCCAAACGCTCTTGCATCATTTGTATAATCAATTTTTATTTTTGCACTATATTCTACTGTGTTAGCGCCAGGTATACGATAAATACTAGCCTGACCCAATAATTCGTAGTCTAACTGACCACTAACCTCATCAGTTTCAGTGTATGGTTCTATTGATATATTATTTATTGTTAAATTTGGTATGAACTTACTTATTTGCTCCTCTATCTCTACACGGATATCCTCGAATGTTGTACCATCTAATGGTTCAAATATGTATTCATATAGACGTGTTCCAAAATCAGGTAAAAAGTATCTCGTACCTCTTCTTGTTAATAACAAGTGAACCAAGTTAGTTCTAATCTCATCATCACTAGTTTCGGTAAGTTTTAAGTAATTACCTTTAGGACTTTGTAAAAAAGGGAAATTTATACCGTATGTAATTCCATCTGCCATATTAAATAAATATAGTGTCGTGATATTTTCAATAAATAGTTATGAAATAAAAAATCCCGACATAGTGTCGGGATTAGTGTCGTGATTAGGATGAACATCCAAAACATTCAAAATCAGAATTTGTTGGTTTTGGTGGTAAATTCATATCGTTATAATTAATTGTCGGGGTTTCAATTTTAACTTTAGGTTGTTGTATTTTTGATACATCGACCGCTAAGTGTTTAGCTCCTGTTGAAATAGCTTTAGTTCTTACATAGTAACACAAAGTTTTCAAACCTCTTTCCCAAGAGTGAAAGTGTGACGATGTAATTTTAGATAAAGTTGGGTTACCCATATAGATATTCATTGACTGTGATTGGTCGATGAATGGTGCTCTATCTGCAGCCATATCAATTAGTTGTTTCTGTGAAATCTCCCAAATTGTTTTATACTTAGGAATTAAGTGTTCAATTCTTTTTACCTTTTTCAAATAGTTCTTGTCTTCAGGGTCCAAGTAATTATTGAAATTAATGTTTTGAATTGACCCTTCATTAATGATGATTTCATTTTTCAAATCTTCAGACCAAATACCAATTTTTTCAAAGTCATTGATGAGGTATTTGTTTACAATCATAATTTCTCCACCTACAACTCGTCTGTTAAATATCGCTGAGTGTGCAGGTTCTGTCATTTCGTATGAACCTGTGATTTTTGCTGAAGAAGCTACCGGCATTTGAGCGGTAAATAATGAATTACAGACACCATAATCAGAAACACTTTTCTTTAATTTGTTCCAATCCCACATTCCTGAAAGTTCCATTTCATTAACATTCCACATATCAAATTGGAAAATACCTTTTGACATTGGTGACCCGTTAAAGAACTCATAAGGTTTGTACTTACCATCCATACATAATGTGTTACTTTCTGTAATTGCCGCATAATAGATAGTTTCAAAAATGTCTTTATTTAATTTTTTTGCCTCGTCAGATGTGAAGGTGTAATCCATTAAATAGAATACGTCGGCTAAACCTTGTGTTCCAATAGCAATCGCTCTTTGTTCCAATCCACCTCTACGTCCCTTCTCAGTTGAGTAGTTATTAATATCAACGACTTTATTTAATGACCTTACAACTTTACGTGTTTCTTCATATAATAAGTTGAAATCAAACTCACCATCTTTTACGAAGTTTTTCAAAACCATAGATGATAGAGTGCAAATAGCAGTAGTCTTCTCATCTGTATATTGGTAAATTTCATTACACAAGTTAGATTGTTTAATTACCCCAATATTTTGGTGGTTAGTTTTTCTATTAGCGTTATCCTTAGAACATAAATAAGGAACACCTGTTTCAACTTGTGATTCAACAATTTTAGTCCAAATGTCTTGTGCCTTAACTTTTTTACCAAGACCCATACTAACTGCTGTGTTATATACTTCTTCGTATTCTTCACCATAACATTCTTGTAAGGCTTTTAATCCTACTCTTTTAATGTCATTAGGACAGAACAAATACCAATCAGCATTATTTTTAACCGCCTTCATAAAATTATCAGGAATCCAAAGTGCAGTAAATAAATCACGCGCTCTCAGTTCTTCTGCTCCTGTGTTCTTTTTAATATCTAATAAGTCAAAGATATCTTTGTGCCATGGTTCAAGATAGATTGCGGCACTACCTGGTCTACGACCTTGTTGATTAAAGAATCTAAGTGATTCGTTTACAATTTTTAAGTATTTCAAAAGTCCACCCGCATATCCACCTGAAGTTGAAATTCTACTTTCTTTACTACGGATATTAGACATTGAAAGTCCGATACCCGCGGCGTCTGAAGAGAATGTTGAAATGTCTCTTAAAGTACCTAATAATCCTTCTCTTGAATCTGAATCATTATAATGTAATACACAAGATGCTAATTGTGGAACTTTTGTACCGGAGTTAATCATGATAGGTGTTGCCTTGGAGATTAGTTGATTTGATAAAGAACTATAATATTCTTTAGCTTGTTCCAACGTATCTGTAACCCACAACGCAACTCTCATATACATATGTTGTGGTCTTTCAACAACCTGTCCGCTCGGTCTTTTTAACAAGTACATTTCTTGTAGAGACCTCCAAGCAAAATAATCAAAGTTATAATCATTTTCATGATTGATAATAGAGTCAATGTTTTCTTCACCGTATTGATTTATTTTGTTCATCAACTCTTCGTGGATGATACCATCACCGTGTAATACTTTCATGGTATCACAAAAACTATCTGAAGTTTCTTTATGATAAGATGAAATGGCTACTGAAGAAGCGAGTCTTGAGTAGTCGTGGTGACTACCGGTATATGCCGCAGCTATTTCATAAATCAACTTATCCAACTCCTTAGTAGTAACTTTACCTTCTGTTGGTACAGAAGTAATAACTTTGATGAAAATCTCATCAGAGTTAACACTTAATCCTTTTGCGGAGCGCTTTACACGGTTGTAAATTTTCTGTGGGTTAAATGCCACAAGGTCTCCATTTCTTTTAATTATTTTTAATGACATATTATAAAATTTAAAAATCGTCTGTGAATGTTATAGTTTCGTTTAACTTTGCTTTTTGGTATTCCATCGTTCTTGACTCAAAGAAATTACCTTTTGTTTCAACCGCAATTTGTTCCATGAACTTGAATGGTTGCTCTACATTAAATTCTTTACTACATCCCATCTTAACCAACAATCCGTCAACAACAAACTCCAAATATTGTTTCATTAAGTTTGAGTTCATACCTATTAAAGATACAGGAAGTGATTCGGTGATGAATTCTTTTTCAATTTCCAACGCTGAAAGTAAAATTTCTTTAATACGTTTTTCTGATGGTCTTTCTTCCAGATGGTTATTTAACAAGTGAATCGCAAAATCACAGTGTAAGTTTTCATCTTTAAAGATAAGTGAATTAGCATTACATAGTCCTTGCATGATACCTCTTGATTTCATCCAAAAAATAGAACAGAATGAACCTGAAAAGAAAATACCTTCAACTGCAGCAAATGCTACTAATCTTTCTGCGAACGAAGCCTTTTCAATCCACTCTAACGCCCATTTAGCTTTCTTTTGAACCGCAGGTAGTCTATCAATAGCATTGAAACACTCGTCCTTTTCTTTAGCGTTTGAGATGTATGTATCAATCAATAATGAATACATTAATGAGTGAATATTTTCCATAGCTAATTGAATTCCGTAGAAAAACTTAGCCTCAGGATATTGTACTTCACGATAGAAGTTTTCAGCCAAATTTTCATTTACAATACCATCTGATGCTGCGAAAAACGACAATACGTTCTTGATAAAGAATTTTTCATTGTCTGTTAAATTTTCCCAATCTCTGATGTCATTTGTTAAATCGACTTCTTCTGCCGTCCAAAATGCGGCTTGGTGTTGTTTGTAAAATTCCCATATATCATTGTGTTCAATAGGGAAGATGACGAACCGACCAGGATTTTCTGTTAATATTTTTTCCATAATTTTTAATTAATTTAAGATTGTTGTTCTTTTTGCTTTTTCTTTTCTAAAAGCTCTTTGATTCTATTTCTGTTTCTATCTTCTTTCTGTTCTTCCAAACCTAAGAAAGTAACACTTTGTTCTGTATCTATTTCAAGCATTGCGTTGTCAAATTTACAATTTTCAAACACAATACCGTCTTTTCCGATTCTTGATTTTGTAATTGCTATGGTTGCCAAGTTCATTTCTTTTTGTTGTAATGATTTAGCAATCGTAATGATTACGTGACCAACTTGAGCCTTTTTAATTGACCCACCCATTTGGTCTGTGGTTACAACATCTGATGAAATCGAATTACGATTTCCTTGTGTTGCCGTCCAACCTGCGATATCCAATTCGTGACACATCGCCTCAAATGCTCTCATAACCGAACCTTCACTTTTCCACTCATCTCCCAACATTTTATCAGGAACCACACAATCAATGTAATCCAAGATAACCATATCTACTTTATTACCCTCAGCTATCATTTTTCTAACCTGATTTTTAATCTGGTTCATAGTGACCGTATCTGAAGGTAACTTTTTCATTATCAACTTGTTTTTTCTTGTAGATTGGATGTGTCTTACTTTTTCAATAACATCTTCTCTATTTTCTGTTAAATCGTCAGGGTGCATTCCAGTCCAAAGTGTAATGTGTTTTCTTTGGATAATTTTGGGGTTGTCTTCAAAAAATATTTGTAAAACATTGTATCCCAAATTGAATGCGTGGTTTGCAATTTTTGTAGTAAATGTAGACTTACCAACCCCAGTAGGTGCTAATATAACACCAATTTCTCCTTTTGCCAAACCTCCACGAAGAAGATTGTCAATGCCGGGGATTCCAATTGGAACTGGATGTCTATAGTCGTCATCTAAAACCTCATCAAGGTTAAAGAAAACATCGGTTGTTCCTTTATCAACTTCACCAACCTGTAAGGCTCCTCTTACCATCTCTTCTAAGTGGTCGTAACTTTCAAAATCACCCTTATCGATAATTGATTGTGCTTTAGTCATAACCTTCTGTAATTCTTGTTGTTTACAGAATTTTAATGACTTCTCTTGAACAAAGATAGAACCTTCATCAGATACATCTTTTACTTGTTGTAATGTATCCAAAACACTCTTCTGAGCCATTGGAGAAGAGATTTCTGACTTTGTGAGTTGTTCTAAGGTATCAAATGTAGGGGTATGTTCATATTTTGAATAATACTCCTTAATCATTTGACAGATGATACGAAAATATTGGTTATCAAAGTAATGTGGGTCAATAACTTCAAGAATCGAAT